AAGGACCCATTTTGGTGAACCGCAACACCTCCACGTTGTAGGCGTTTACGCAGCGTGCGGTCATGATGCGGCACCTTTCTTACCGGACTTCTTCTTGCCCTCAGCTGGGGCGTCGCCTTCTTGGTCGAGGTTGAGGTTCGCTTTAGCTGCTACCTCATCAGGGACCAGAAACGACAGGCCATTCCCGACACCGGTTTCCACGGCTACCTGGGATGGGTGATCAGCGGCGTCCAGCAGTGATGCCGCTATGCGGGTGGCTTCAGAGCTGTCACCGCTAGGAGGATAGATACGTACAGTCACATCCGGCTCCTACGGTGAGGTATCGGCTAGTACAGCGGCGATGGGGCAATCGGGGATCACCACATAGGACCTTTCGGCGATCTGGAAGTCTTGGTTCGTTGTGACCGAGAAGCCGTCTTTGGCTTGGAGGCTTGGGAAGATGTCCCCGCGGTGCACAACAATGGGGCCGGTGGCGTAAATCCAGGCTTGGCCAGCAGCTGGCGCCGCTTCCCCAGTGGGACCAGTTCGGGCGTATCCGCCTCCAAAAGCCCACGGTGTCCACAAAGCGGTGCGTTTCACCGTTTCGGGGTTAAGTTCACTGATGACGTCCAAATTCGCCGCATACGGGGCCAGGTAAGCGTCGGAATGGAGGACGCCAACAGCGCCTGTGGTGTTCCGCAAATATTCCTCAAGTGCGGCTACCGCCTCTATCAGAGGTACAGCCGCGCCGCCAGCAGGCAGTACCGGGCTGCTGCCTGCTAGCTGCGTGGTCCAGAACTGCTGCTCAACGAGCCGCTGCTCTGAAGCTGTAAGGGCATCACGGGCTTTCTGAACAATGTCAGGAGTGGCGACCAGGGTGCAGGACACACCCGACACGATCACGAACGGCGTCGCAGTGCGGTTCGTGATACCGGCAGTGACTTCTTTCGGATCATTATTCGTTTGCGTTGATGTGAAAACGAATGTGGTCCCATTCGCGGCATCAGGATTGATGTCAGTGCGGGTAACAGACCGCTGCAGACCGGCGACTTCCCGGATTTCCACGGTCACAGGAGGGGCATCCGCGATGACGATAGGCGATGTGAGAGCGGCGAAAGCCCCACCGTTGACGCTGTACTCGTAGTCCGCGAGAACACCCACGCTGACAGTCACCGTGAACTGATCGGTGACCGCAGTACGCGTGAACGTGACACTGAAGGTGGTAGCGCAAACCGGGGCCCACACAACACCCGAATGGCACGATACGGAATCGAACTGGTAATCGGCCTGAAGGCGGAGGCTTTCCCCGTGTTCCACTATCTGCGAAGTGGACAGCAGGCCATACCGGTAGGGCACCCTAACGGGTGGATCTACCTGTACCGACATGACCTGCTCCCACCTGTAGTGGCTTAACGGGAAGGGGTGTTACGGGGTGGAGTCGCAAGACCCAGACGCGGCACCGGTGGTACCGGATGGGCACGTCGGGACTGTGATCACCAACGACTCGAAGCAGCGTTCCAACACGTTGAACCCGTCCTCAACGAACAAGGCGGTGTACTGGTTAGTCGCCAGCTGAGCTGCAGAGTGGATAGTGCCCAGGTTGATCACCGGCGCGGACAGTTTCACGAACGTACCGGGGATGTACACCAGGATCTGAGCATTCAACGGGCGGGTTTCCGCTCCAGCAGCGGTGGAGGCCATGGGCTGCCAGTCGTACACCCACTGAATCCTGATGTTCCGCTCAGCAGCAGCAGCGGTGAGCCGGTCCCGGGAGGTGAGCAAGTCAACTCCGTTACGACGGGACAGGTCTGCTTCCATCTGCTGCAGGTACCAGTACGGGGCCACCACTTCGATGACCGCGTTTTGGCTCAGGCGGTACCGGTCACGCAGCCACACCGCGTACAGGCTCGCAGCGTCAAGGAACCAAGACGCAGACGAGGTGTCTACGGGCCCAGTCGCGGGCGGGGTGGCCATGTCCACCGCGGTGGATGCGGTCACCATGCGGGTCAGGATGTTCAGGTTGATCTTGTGAATGTTCGCGGCGACAGCTTCGCGGATGAACCGCTCCACGTACTCCGGGTACCCGGCGGTGGTCAACAGGTTCCCGGTGACACACAGCGGGTTCACATCGAGACGGGTCTCAACGAAGGTGGGGCAGTCCACTTCGATACACGTCTTGGTGGTACCGGAGATGACCTGCGCCTCGGTGAGGACCTGCCCGATAGCGGCGTTGGCGTAAAGGGTGGCGAAGTTGGGGCCTGATGTGGTGCGGACACCACCGCGGGCAGCCACGATCTCAGGCAAGTCAACGAGCCCGTCCAGGGTCGTGACGTAAGGGCACAGTTCGTACAGGTTCGGGGATGGGGCGCACCACCCGGCGGCGAACTGCCCAGCTGAACGGTCCCACTGGGGGCCTTTAGCGACAACCGACTCGATAACATCCAAATCGGAATCCCGGTTGTGAACCGTGTATTCCTCAACGTTAGGCCGCTTGTACGACGCCAAGTAGGTCAACTGGTCATTACCGGGGGCGTAAGCCGGGTAAGTGCGCATCTGCGCCAGCAGAGCATCACCGATCTCGCCCACCGACTCGTACCGGCGGTCCGTGACCTGCCCAGAACTCGTCGCAGCAAACGTCGACGTAAGACCAGAAGCAGACATTTTAGATGGCAGCGGCCCCGGCGGTAGCGATGCGAGCGAGCGGAAGGATGCGGGGGACGCATAAGCCGCGACCAGCTCGCCGTCAACAGGGGCCGCTGCCTGCGGGGCAGGGTGAGGAGAACTCGGGGGTTCCAACTGCCCCGTAGCAGAGGTAGCAGCATTCGTATCTGTATGTGATGCGGAGGCTGATGCATCAGTACCGGCAGGAGTGAGACCGGATTTTTCGCTACCCTGCTGTTTCTGCTGGTCTGGCTGAGCAGCAGCAACCCTTTCTTGCAGCTCAGCGAGTCTGGCTTGCGTCTCGCTGGCAGTTTTAGCGGCGCTTTCCTGAGTCTTCATTTCTTGGCGTGTAGTCACGGCAGTAAGGACCTCAGTAAGGCCATCCAGGCGGGCCAGCTCTTCAGGGGTTATGTCGACACCCTTAGCGATCAGGGCCTGCGATTCTTCGTTAACGGTCGCGAGAAAGGAGCCCAAGTCATCGTCGCTGATAGCGCCTAGGGCCGTCGCGAGGGACGTCTTCTTGTCGGGCTCGAGGTATGCGCTGATGACACTGCTGAGCTTGTCTTTCATGACCGGTCCTTTGTGGGCGGCAGGCGATAAGGGTGCCGCTCCCGGACCGTGTACCAGACGAAGCGCGTGTTTTATGTGATTGTGGTGTCCTCGGACCGTGTACCAGCAGGACTAGGCAGGACCCTACGCGTTTGGGTACGGATTGTGCAAGGGGGGGGTAAAAGTTGTTGCAAGTGGGCCATTGGGGCGTCACGCTGTGTGTGTGCACATTGGGCGGCCAATGTAGGTGTGTTACTTGCCTGCGGTTTTTAACCCCGGGGTATAGGATGGGTCCAGAAAAAAACCCAGCCGACTCGCTTCAAAAGCCGGCTGGGTCACACAAGCAAAACAAATTAGTAGCTCTAGATTACAGGATGAAGTGCTTCTGGTCTATCTGACCCACACATTTCGTGGTCCACGTCAATCTACGAGCTACACGAGCCAGGAGAAGGCACGTGTCTCACGATCCACATACACCCATAGAAATCATCCCCGACGAACCACAGTACGACTTCGTACTGGCGCCACATTGGATACTCCTCGCGCCTCTCAAACACGCATCGATCCGGCTGTACCTACTGATGCGGGCGCACATAAACAACCAGCGCGCTAAAACTGGCGACCAACGCGTGTGGCCGTCTCAACACACCCTCGCGGAAATGATGGGCCTATCCCGCGCCGACAAGGTGTGGCCCTACTTGGCGGACCTTCAAGATCACGGACTGATCTCAACGCAGCACACCACCACGGGGAACATGCGCGACCGGAACGTGTACCGAATCCGGATGAATCCCCCACCAGGGTGGGAAGGGCACCTGAGTACCACCGATTTTCATGCCGCGAAAAAGTCTGTGGATAACCCTCCACCCAAGAAGGCGCCAGTTGGTAAAACCGCAGGTGGCGCCGTAGACCCCAAAACGGGCCTACGTAGGCCCGAAAACAGGTCCCCGGTAGGCCCGAAAACAGGTCCCGAACTATATGAACTTGAACTAGATGAATCTCCTCCTCCTACCTCCTCCACGAACAGCCCGGAACGTGTAGCTCCCCAACCGGTCGAGGAGGAGGAGGTTGATGAAGACATCAAAACCAAAATCGACACCCTCCCGTGGTATGGACACCAGCCCTCAGCGACACAGCTGCGGCAGCTAGCCAGAAAAACAAAACCGCTTCTACGGAAGGGGGCTGTGTGGCCGTTGCTGCGGGCAGCGTTGGTGGCTAGTACTCACAGTGGGGTGCGGGACATCGTGGCGGTCTATTTGCACCGTCTACAAGAGATTCGGGTGGAAGACGTTTCTCCTCCACCCGCTACGCAGGGCCCTTCACAGCCGCGCCGGAGCGATAAACAACGCCGGGGGGTGTCACACCCTGCACCCCAGGATTCGGGGCCTTCTACGGGCGTTCTAGACCGTTCTGCGTTGACGGGGCATGGTGAGTGGTGCGGGCAGTGTCAGCGGATAACACGTAGGACACTCGACGGGACACAATGGTGTCCACAATGTTCTGCCCACGCTATCCGCGGAGCTAAAGTCTTAACAGGATGATCACCTATCTTGACGATCACCTATCATGACTAACGCATTTGGAAAGCGACTACTACAGGGCCGCTAAAGACTCTGACACCCTGGGGTGTCAAGCGTTAAAGTCGGACCCGCCTAGCTGACCATCCCAAACCCCAGCTAGGCGTTGCGACGCTAGGGACCCGCCCGTATTCACCACCTAGCGTCGCAACCCTCTAGCCAGGAACAACCATCAAAGACCCGGCGTTACCAATCTTCTGCCACGCCCGGGCCTCGCCCTCAGACGCGAAATCCTTCACCTCACCACCGTCGTTAGCGGTCCACCGCCACACATACCGCACAGGGACACCATTACGGGCCTGAACACCCGCAGAACCCGCCGGTGAACCCGAAACGACACCACCACCACCGCAACTACTGCAACCCATCACACACTCCCCACTGCTTGCGCATAAGCAAGCCGATTCTGCACAACCAACTGCCGCACCTGGTCTTCCTCCGCAGCGTACGACCCACCATCCGACGACGAAGAATCGTCACTGTCCTCTTCGCTGTCGTCTTTGTCCCACGGTGCTACCAAACCAGGATCATCAAACTCTTTAGCCATCTTCCGATACAACGAACTAATCCTGCTCCTAATAGTCTGCTTATCCGAATCCGGAATATCAGCAGCATCCACACCGTGACCACCAGCAGCAGCGAAAACCGCCCGGGGAACAGCCGTCAACGCCCCATCAATCACATCCGCGTACGGCAACTTGTACGAACCCCGCAACGCAGGATCAGAATCCTCATCCTGATAAAAGAACGCCCGCCTGTACTCCCCCGGATCAATACCGTCACCGTTCTTAGCCCAGGCAGCCACACGCGCCGTCGCAGCAGCCGCGTCCCACTCCCTCCCGCGGTCAGCAAGCGGCAAATCCAAATCGCCTACCACCCGAAACGCGTGCGCCAAAACCCGATCCCCCACACCATCCCGGTCAGGATCGTCTTCTTTCGTCCGCAACTCCTTAATCTCCGCCTGCTCAAACGCCGGAATGTCCACAATCGTCGCGGCCATTAGTTTCTCGGTACCAGGCTCAATATCAGCCGACATGTGCCGCACAAACCCCATCCGGATTTTCCGTACCACATCCGCTGCATAAGGGTCCTCCGTGTCGAAGCGGCCCTCACCCCACATTTCGGAGCCCTCAACCCACACACGGTCAATCAAACCGACCGTCACCGCACCACTGTGACCACCCCAGTCCGCCGCCGCATACCGCAACGGCAAAGGAAGCATCCGCGTCTTAGCCGACCGGATTTTGCGGCCAGCAGCATCCGCCACATTAAGAGGGGCGATAACCCCACGCCACTGAACGTTGCTCATCACTGTGCTCCAAAGCTGAGACGGCACCTGCAGTTAATAACTTCCTGAGGCGGCCCAAAAGGGTCATGCGGAAATCGTAGGGGAAAACCACCCACAGTAAACGCTGTGTCCACAGGCACCTCCTCACCATCCGCGGCCTTATGCGACGGACGCGTCCGGTCATCGTGACGAGCCAGCCACCGCTTCACGACCGTCGCCCGAGGATCCCGCCGACGACGATCAGCAGCCGCCGCATACGTAGCCGAATTCACGGCCTCAGACGCCACGTTCACCGCCGCCACCGTCAACATCCCCACCCACACAACAGACCCCGC